CAGCCACTCCCCCCGCCGTAGACGCGCTCCAGGACGTGCTTGCGGGCCTGCCTCAGCCCTGCCTCGCGGGTGCCGGCACGGACGTAGGCGCGGGCACGCGACGTCGTAGAGGAGTGGACCTTGAAGCCCTCCCCAGCCCGCTCAGCCAGGCCCTTCGCAGCCCCGTTGACGGCTTCCTGCGCCTCACGGGACTGGAGCATCTGGGCGACACCGGGCCCGTTGAGCCGGAACTTGATCTTCCCCATCAGGCACCCCCCGTCTGTCGCGGGTCGGTGGCCGCGTGGAGCGTGACCACGGTCCCCTTAGGCCAGCGCGCCGGGGCACCCTCGACCCTGTACGTAATGCCTGCAACACGCAGGAGATCCGAGGAACGGACGTCCGGGTACTTCCCACGCCAGTACAGGGTCGGCTGAGACACGACCGGCAGAGAGCCCGCAGCGACCGGCTCCGACGTCCCGCCAGGGTTAAACAGGGCGGGCGGCAGGGACGTCTCCACAACCGGTCCGGGGACAGCCTCACCGTACTGGTCGCGCCCACCGTCACCCGCCCTGAGCCTCGAAACGGCGACCAGGCCGACGGCGATCACGGGGCCACCACCGGAGCCAGCAAGTCCACCTCGAACGCGGCCGACCGCCGGCCACCCAGTTGCTTCAACTCAGCCGCCCTGAGGAACAAGTCCCCCTCAGGATTCGAGTAGGCGTACTGGTCGGTGAACGGCCCCGTCGTGTGCATCTCGCTGGCCAGGAGGCCCCGCGGCTCGGGTAGCCCATCGGCCGCCCCCTGCTCGGCCTGCAACGCGCGCTTCACGACCGCGCAGGCGATGCGCTTCAACGTCACCAGAGACGCGTGCTGCCAGCGCGGGGCAGAGGACTTGATGAGGTCCGTCGCATCCTCCAGGAGGACGGCGGCACGCTTCCGCTCCTGCTCAGACAGGCCACGCCACCGAGACTCCAAGTCCTCCACCGTGGCGAAGACGTCAGCCATTCTTGCCCCGCTTCGGGGTCTCCTTGGTCTCGGCGTGCTCGCCACCGATGTCGGCGGCGTCGATCCCGAACGCATCCAGGAGTGGAGACAGCGCCTTGACGGTCTCCTCGTCAACGTCGGCCTCCCCGCCTACGAACTCCACCCGAGGGTGAGTGATGAGCAGATTCGGGTGACGCTCACAGGTGATCCTCATGATCCCCTCCTCTCAGACAGACGGGGCGCCCCACACGCTGCGGGGCGCCCCTACGCCGGTCAGTCAGCAGTCACGGTCAGGACACCGTGAGCCTTCTCGTTGCCGTACTGGAGGCCGATCTCCCCGTAGATCTGCACGTCATCGCTGGCTCCGGTCTTCGCCAGCGGCTCCGCGAAGAAATGCCCCTTGCCGGGGATCTCCAGGAACGCGGGGGCCAACTGCTCCAGGGACGCGACGATCAGCTTGTCGGCCGGCACGTACCGGTTGAGCATGATGTTCATGACCCCGAAGTCCGTCTCGAGGGTCTTGAGGTTGACGCCGCCGACGTTGCGCTCACCCTCCTGGTACTTGGCGTCCTTGATGAAGACGCGGGTGAGGGCGCGCTTGAGCTTGGAGTTGACGATGATGGTCCGGGTCTCACCCTCCTGGAGGCCGCCGTTCGTCCAAACCTTCTCGATGAGGTCGAGGACGTCAGCCTCAGTCAACTCAGCGGCCTTGTGGGTGGTGGTCGCCACGTTCGTGGTGATCGCCTCGATGAGGCCGCGAGTCTTGCGGGGCGTCTGGTTGTCCGTCGGGCTGGCGTACTTCCCGACGATGAAGGTCTTCTCGACGTCGCGCGCGATCTGCTTCATCTCGGTACCGATCTGCCAGGCCAGTTCGTCAGCGGGCAGAACCGTGTCTCCGATGGTGACAGTCGTCGCGCCGGACGCCGGAGTGACCTGCTTGGTCGCCCCCTGCTTGGTGTAGGAGACGGACACCTTCTCCTGGCGGACCTCGACGACGTTGCTCGCGGCGAAGCGGGCGCGTCCCTCGGCGGCGGGGGCGGTAGCGCCCTCAGTGCGCTGGCGACCCTCCTCAGCGTCACGCAGGTCGTAGCCGGACCAAGAGAAAGTGGTGCCGCCGACGGAGACGCCGCCGGTCAGGCCGCCAATCGAGGACAGCAGTGGCGTGTCCTCAGGGCTGGCGGCGAAGAGTTCGCCGACGTAGTTCGGGCAGTTGTAGGTGGTAGCCATGCCAGTGATTCCGGCCATGGTCATTCCTTTCAGTCGTGATGGCTCATCAGTGGGAGCCGAGCTTCAGGGCCTTCAAGGAGGCCGTGAGAGTCCGGTCTCCGGCCGCCTCAGCGGCGGCGATACGCTCATCGAGGGAGGCGGCTCCCGCGCCGGGCGGGTTACCGTGGTGGCGCACGACAGGCTGGGCGGGCGCCTCGGCGGGCTTGGCCTGCTCGGCGGCCCACGCCTTGACCTGCTCGGCCCACGCGGCCGGCTCATCGCCGGGGCCGGCGAGGATGTCAACGGGGACGCCGGTCTTGGCGGCGACCTCGGCGCGCTCCTTCTCGGCCCGCATCGCAGCCAGGTCGGCCTGGAGGCTGGCTAGGGTCTCGGCCTGCTTCTGGGCCTCGGTCTTGCCTGCGTCCTCGGCTGCCTTGATCTGGGCGGCGAGGTCGGCGGCACGCTTCTCGGCGGCCTTCCTCGCTGCCCGCTCGCTGGCTAGGGCCTTCTTGCCGGCGTCTCCGAGCGTGTCGGTGGCGTCGCCCGTCGCGGGCTCCCCACTGGTCTGCTCGGTGGGCTCGGTCGGCTCCGTGGTCTCAGTGGCCTTGGCGGTCTTGTCCATTGGGTTCTCCCTCGGTGAGATAGGTGCCATCGCGGCACGACAAAGCCCCCACCATCGCGGCAGGGGCTCGTAGGTATGGTTGGGTCACTCGGCGGGGGCAACCCCGTCAGTGAAAGACTCAGGGGCGATGCGGCGCATCTCGGCGGCGATAGCCTTGTCATCGACGGTGGCACCGGTGGCCTTCACGGCCGCCCTGGCCTTGTCATAGGTGGCGCGCAGGGCCTTCGGGTCATAGCCGTCGATACGGGGCTTCTGCCCCTTCCACAACGGCGTCGGGACGCAGTGGCAGTCGTGGTGGTAGGAGTGCCCCTCGCCGCCAGCCGTCGCCTTCGTCGCGTAGACGAACCCACGGGAGGCGAGCATCGAGCACCAGGCGCAGCAGCCGCCAGGACCGGGCACGCGCGCCCACCTCGGGCGGGCAGGATCAGCGGCCGCACTCATCTCCACAGTCCGCTTCCCCTGCGCCACAATCGAGCGCGTCAGGTGGTTCCGCAGCTTGTCGAGCGTGTCCTCAGGGTCCCCGTCGAAGAGGCCCCGCGCGGCCCACCTCGTGGTCCGCTCCACCTGCTCGGGCGACAGGCCATCGGCCAGGACGGCGGTGAACCCGTCGCCGGCGGCGGATACGTCACGCAGCGCGTCATACCAGTCAGCGGCAGACGCGGCCGAGATGTCCCCGTACCGGGTCAGCAGCCGGTCCATGACCTCACCGAGCGCGTCGCGCGCCACGGCAGGGTCAAGGGCTGCCAGGTCCAGGCGTGCGGCGAAGGCGTCGAAGTCCTTCACCGCCATGTCGGCCGCCCGGTCCAGCGCTTTGTCCAACCGCTCCAGGTCAGCCCGCGTCGCCACCGCTGGTCACCTCGACCGGGGCCTCAGCGGGCTCCTGTGGTGCCCGCTCGGCCGGGGCGGGCGTGGAAGCCAGCAGACGATCCAGCACCCCACCAGCCTGCGCCCGCTTGATCTGCGACCGAATCCTGACGATCTGCTCAGCGCTGTACCCCAGTTCCTCCAGAGCCACGTCAGTCTGAGCAAGCTCCGGGATCGCGCCGATCTGCTTGACCATGGCGTCGGACTGGCTGACGACGGACGGCATCGCAGGATTGCGCCAGCGAGTCGCGAGGTTCCGCACCTCATCACCCATCTCCGAGACGGGGATGCCGTCACGGAGACAGATCGCGTCCTGCACGACCCTATTCAGGCCGTAGCCGATGCTGCGCGTCGTGTTCATCGCCTCGACAACCAAATCCTCTTTGGCTGCGTAGATCGCCTCGGCGCTACTCGGGTTGTCCTGGACGATCCCGAGCGCGGAAATCGGCAGCGACGTCGCCGAAGCGAACTCAGCCGCCAGCGCTCTCTTCATCGCCAGGAACGGATCCATCGACTGCTGTGGGATCACCTGCAAGTCCGGCTTGTCCCCGTCCTCGTCCTTCGGCAGAGACTTCAGTCGCCCCATGTACCAGGACCAGAGCGGCGTGCGCTCGCCCTGGGCGTTCTGGAACATGCTCTCATCCGCACCCAGCAACAGCAACGCAGGGGCCGCATACAGGTCCGATGAGACCTCCGTGCGGAAGCCAGCACGCACCACGCGGTCCGTGATGGACATGACCTCACGGCTGATACGCGACCGCCCAAACGGCCGGCCGAGCGCGGGCCGGTACGGAAGCGGCTCCATCGGGACACGCCCCAGGGAGTGATCCATGCGGGCGACGGCCACCCACCCCCGGTCCCCCAGGGCCAGGCGAGTCACATGCTCACTGGTGAGGAGGAGCATCGACGTCGGCTTGCCGTTGTCATCCGCACTGTCGACCAGCAGGCCAGCCTCCAGGCCCCTACGGCGCACGTCCCACAAGCCAGTAGCCCACAGGGCGTCAGCACCCGTCACAACCACGTCGGGGTCACCTGCAGCAGGGTCCCCAGGCAGGGCGACGACGAAACTACAGCAGTAGGTCAGCGTGGCGTCCACGAGCTCGGGCACGAGCAAGTCAAAGCGGTTCTCGTGCAGGAGGCTCATGGCCCCCAGGGGGTCCTCCTCACCAGACGGCGAAGTCACCCCATCCCACATGCAGCGGGACGCCAGCGACGTGACCGCCTTATCCGGCCAGCCGCACACGATATCCAGTTGGTCCCGCATGTAGGGCGGCACGGAGGCGCCCAGGAAGGCGACATTCACCTGCATGTCCCGGTACTGGCGGCGCAGCGCGTTCCGCGACCGCTTGGCCTGCCACTGCTTGACCAGGCGGGCCATGAGGGCGGCGTCGTCCTCGGCCAGGCCGACGACGTCGGTCGGCACCGGGGAGTAGTAGGCCCACTGGTCCATCACATCACCACCCCCACGCGGGCACCGGCCAGTTCGCGCGGCCGTCTCTTCGTCGTCTTCGTAGCCCAATGGGCCAATGTCAGTGCGTCCATGCCCGCCGACGTCATCCCCTCCGGGGCGGTCCAGCCGAACCCGCCGCCCGCGCCGATCTTCCGGCGGGAGATGACGGCAGCCTCAGCCTCTAGCTCGGCGTCGTCCGGGTGTGACAGGGACCGGTCCCGGATTGCGGCGTCCATCATCGCGTGAGCGCTGATGACCTGATCCGTCGTCGGCGTCCAAATCACCTTCGGACTGAACCCCGCGGCGCGGAGCCGATCAACCAGGTCGCCGGCACCGGACTTGCCGTCCACGACGATCTGCGCCCACCGGTCCCGGTGCTCTAGCAGGTAGTCCAGGATCCAGTGCACGCCCTCGCCCATGTTGCGCACCCCCTGAGAGGTGCACAACTGGCCGTAGACCGCCTCGGACTTGCGCTCAGGCTTCCGGCCGGCACGGGCCAGGGCCACCGTGGAGCCGTCCACCGAGAAGCGGACGGCCGCGCACCAGCGCAGCCCGCTCGGGGCGTCGTCCACCGTCAGCGCGTTCCACGCCTCACGGCCAATCGCCTGAGACGCGACCTCCGGGTCCCAGATACCCAGCCCCTCACGCCGGAACGACTCAGGACCAAGCTGACGCTTCATCCGCAGGATCGCCGACTCCGGCGTCCGGTGCGGGAACGACGGATTCGCCTTCCGCCACTGACGGCGGTCCTCCGGGTCCGCGTCATCGTCCGCGCCGATCTCCACATACAGACCATCATGCAGGTCACCCAGGAGAGCGGCCTTGCGGAAGCCCGCAAACGCCTCGCTCGGGTCCGTCGGGCGCGGCGGAGTACCCAAGCGAATCACCAGCGGATTCGGGGCCGTGTTCACCGCAGGCACCATGTCATCCAGGGCCTTCTGCCCAAGGATCTGCGCCTCATCGAACACCAGGATGTCCACCCCGGCGAAACCACGACCGAAGCCACCCTCACGAGCCCCGAAGAGAATCCGGGAGCCATTGGTGAAGGTGATCTCCTGCTGGCCGTTCGCGGCGCGGACGTTGGCGATGTAGGGGGCGATCTCCGGCTTGCTGGCGAGACCCCGCATCGAAGCAAACGTCTCATCCGCCGTCCTCGTACGGTGCGCCGTCCAGAGAACGAACTGGTCCTCGTTCAGGGTGCACAACGCGAAGATCATCGATCCGATGGTGTAGGTCTTGCCCACCTGCCGGCAGATCGACAACTGCACGCCGTCAACTCCGGCAGCGTAGAGCCCATCCTTCCTCTTCGCGAGGATGACGCGCCCCAGCCCGTCCTGCCAGCGGTCGAAGCCCAGCCCGAAGCGCTTGCACCGATCGCGCACCGGCGGCCAGCCTGTAGCGGCCGTCCCCTCGGGCAGGATGAGGTGCTTCGCGATGTCGGACAGGCGGGGCTCAGATGTCGCCGAGCCCATCCTCATCCTCCGTCGCCTCCGTCGCCGTCTGCCGCTCACGCTCCTCGCGAGCCAGGTCGATCTCCCGGATCGTCTTGTCGACCTCGAGCAGGCGACGGGACAGGGCAGCCAGGTCGCGGGCAGGGGTAGCGGGGCTGTCGATAGACGCAGCAAGGCGACGGCGGAGCGTCACCATCACGTCCCTACTGTCCCCGTGCTCCGTCGCGTCCAGGACGCTCACAGGGGCCTGAGGGGCTGTCTCGTCGTCCCTCACGGCACGGAGCTTACGTGCGGCACCCATAAGCACCCCCTTGGGAAAAAACAGTGGGGAGAGATGCCGCTATACCCACGGGGGTGCGAGGGGGCCGGGTGGGAGGGTATTCCCCCCTGTCCCGGTGTTTCTGGCGGCTACTCTACCAGGTTTCTGTGTCGGTCGTCTGTTGGATTCTGGCTGGCCGGTTGCGCTTACGTTTCGGCGGCCTTGCTTTTCTGCCGTTTCCTTTTTTCTGGTTGCATTTTCGGCAGATGATTTGGATATTCTCTAATGAGTCGTTTCCGCCTCGACTGTGAGGCACGATGTGGTCGGCCTCAGGGCTACTAGGCAGTAGGCCAGCGTCCCAGGTGAGGCGGACGTGGCAGATGGGACAGTGCTCTAGTCCTGCGGCTCGCGCGCTGCGTTTGGCTGCTGCGGCGTTGTGGAGCCAGCGTGTGGTGCCGGTGCGTGAGGTGGTCATCGTGTTCTCCTCGCGCGTGTGCGCACGCGGCCCGCTCACGCACAGCAGCGTGACGCGGGCCGCGTCGCTTCTCCCCATTCCCTTCTCCCCAGAAGGGTAGGCAGCAGTGGAGCCCAGCCGTCCACGAGACTGCTGGGCTCTGACACTTTGCCTATGTTCGTATGATGCGCGTTTCAGTGTGGGCGTGCAAGTGGTGGCGCGCCTCGGCGTGTTGCGGTTTAGTCACAGGGCCGGGGCGTTCCGTTGTGGGGTGCCCCTATTGTCGACACCCCTCCCCCTGTGTCAACACCCCTCCCCCTTTGTTGATGGGGTGCCCCTGTTTCACGAGGGGGTGGGGTGTTTGTTGCAGCCCCCCTCTTTGTTGTGGCCTACCCCACTGTTTGTGTGTACCCCCTGGGCTTGCTTCCATTCAGTATGCAGGCATACACTTAAGCCATCGGGAACGAACAACTACATAGAGAGGAGGAACCGTGAACCAGGTTCTCACCATCATCGGCACGGTAGCGTCAGTGCTGGGACTGCTGGTCTCGCTGATCGCACTGCGGCTCACCTGGCCGCCGGACGGTAACGGCAAGCACCGGAAGTGAGAGACGGCGGGGATTGAAAATGCACCAACCATCTTCAATCCCCGCCCTCCTGGTCAGGGTACATCCTCTCGGGAAGGAACACCATGACTGAGACCGGCCGCCGCCGCGTCGTGATCGCCTCGCTGGCCGTCGCCGTCGTCCTGGCCCTGGGTGGCGTCGTGGCCGCAACGACTACCGCGCTGGCGCCCTGGGCGATCTGGGTCGCGAGCCTCTGCGTCGCCGCCGGCAACCTGGCCGCCGCCTTCGCCCGCCGCAACAACAACTAGCCCCCATCGCCCGCCCCGGAAAGGGGCGGGCACCCCCGGAAAGGAACTCCCCATGGCCCGCTACGACTGGCACCCCGCCAAGTACTACGACACCCCCGGCGCTGTCCTCGCTGCCAACGCCCCGGACGGTGCTCACATCACCTTCTTCCTCGACTCCATCGACGACGACGTGCAGGCGTCGTTCATGGTTCGTCACCCCGGCGGCTACTACTCGTCGACGGAGGACCCTGCTAGCTGGCCTGACCTGGAGCGCTACCTGCCGCGCGAGGAGTGGCCCGAGGAGATCTACGCCGGCGAGCACGGCCCGTCGGAGCGCACCCCTGACCCGGCGGTGACGAAGGCGATCGACGCCTACCGCCGGATGATCCTGGACGCCCTGGACGACTGACCACCCACCTGCCCGGCCCTCACCTCGGGGGCCGGGCCTGACCTGGAAGGAGTTGCGATGAGCGACCAGGGTGTCCCGAGCTTGATGGAGTTGGATCGGCTTCGTTGTGAGGTGGAGGCGGTTCGTGAGGCGCTGGCTGAGGTTGAGGGTCGGCGTCGTGCTGCGGCGGTGGCTGCGGTGCGGGGTGGGAAGGGCAAGCGTCCGGTGGCGCTGGCGTCGGGGGTGACTCGGCAGACGTTGGATAAGTGGCTGGGAGACTGGACGCGCAAGCGCTAGACCTCACGCCCGCTGACCGAACACGGGAGGCGCCCCACCAAACCGGTGGGGCGCCTTCGTCATGCGGCTTGTCGCCGGGATGCGGCGGCGAGTAGGTCGCCGACGTGGTATCTGCCGCCTGTGTCGGTGAGGTGGCCGCGGTGTTTCCAGAGTCGGATGGTGGCCGCCCGCGTGGGGTATCCGGCTTGGGTGAGGAGCCGGGCGCCTTCGTCGGGGGTGACTAGCCAGTCGGCGGCCGCCTCCAGGTGGCTCGCCAGAAGGGGCTGCAACTCCCATTGGGTGTCGCAGGCCGGGCACCTGGCCCAAGAGGATCCTGGTGGGGCGTAGATGGGCTGGTCGCACACGCCCCGATCGTCTCCCAGGTCGGTGAGGCACCGCCCGTAGAAGCGGGCGTCCTCGGGGACGTCCACGAGGGCCGTGATGGCTCGGATGGCGGCGAGGACCTCGGGGATGAGGGCGGCTAGCTCGGGGCGGCCGGGGTGCGCGGATGCGCCCCTGAGCGCCCATGAGACGTCCGTCCACGTCTGCGGCGTGGTGATCCCGAGGAGGTCATGCGCCGCCCACTTCGCCCACTTCAAGAGTGTCCTCTCGTGGGCGCTCGCGGCCTGGACGACGCCCAAGCGCACGGGTGGCCGGCTGCATGGGGTGACGCTGGTCCCGCCGCCTTGGCCGCGCCGGAGCCCAGCCTTAGCGGCATCCAGGGCGCCCATGAGCACCACGACGCCCTGGGCGGCCTCGTCGAGCCGCTGGCAGGCCGCCGCACTCACGTACCGGTCACCCCGCAGCGGCTCCCCCGTCACCGGGCAGGAACGGACCTCGGTACTCACGCCAAGAACCCCACGGCAACGGGGACGCGGATCTCCCCACGCCACTCACCCAAGGGGGCGACCATGCCAACGCCCTGCCCGTCGGCGACCTCACGGCGAATGAGGTCCGGGTTGAGGACGTCGGCGAGGTCCGCGAGCTTCTCCCCGCCGATGGTGACCTGCCCGTCACGGATCGTGAGGATAACCTCCGCCGGGTACTGGTCAGTCATGGGCGTCCTCCTTCGTTGAGTTAGCGATCTGCTGGATAGTGGCCTCTGCCTTCTCGAGGCGCCCCCGGAGCCTGCGGACCTCTGCGTAGGCGAACCCGAGCGCGATATACAGGAAGAACACCTGGAGCCAATCAAGCCAGTTCACTTGTCCTCCTCCTCGATGATCTCGGCGGCCCAGGCGAGGGCTCGCGACCCGAGGGCTATCAAGGCCGAGCGCGGCGAACGCCCCTCGGACGTGCTGCCGGCCACGTCACCTGCCTGGCGGGCCAGTGTGGCCAGGTCCCCGCCGCAACGGCCCACCTCCGTAGCGGCGCGGTTGCGGATGCCCTCTAGCGCGTCTCGGCTGGGGTCTTCGAGGTCTGCCCAGGTGTAGGCGAGGCGCACTACCCAGGCCAGCCGATACCGCAGGTCTTCGCCTGTGTGGGTATCCCGGACGGCGGCGAGCAGTAGGGAGATGCGGTCATTGAGGGTGAAGTCTTCCAGGATTCCCCGCGCGCCGATGTTCTTGGTGTCTGTGACGGCCTGGTCGAGCGAGCTAGGCTTGTCGGCGGGCAGGTGGGAGGTGACATCCTGCACGGCCGCCACGAGGCTGCTGACCATATCGACGCCCCTGAACGCGTCCTGGAGGCGTTTGAGTGCGGCGGTGGGGATGGCCGTGACCTCCTCCCACTCGTCGATGCGGTCGTTGCTGTCCTTGATGAGGGTGCCGATGTTCGGGGTGTAGTAGTCGCCGTCGCTGTCGCGGACTGCGTACTCCCCTTCGAGCTCGCCGGTGCGCACGTCGTATCCGCGGACGATTCGGATGAGGGGTGCTGTGGGCCAGTTGTTGTTCACGGGTCAGCCTCCGATGATTGCGCGCCAGGTTGCGGCGATGATCCACAGGATGACGCTGATGACAGCGAAGGCAGCGGTGAGGGCGAGGATGAGGCCGACGGCCTGCCCGAGGCGCTGACCGAACGACGGTGTGGGCTTCATGGGTTCTCCTAGGGTTGAGCGGGATTTAGGTAGGGGTGGTGGCTGGCCCCGGCCCAGCAGTCGGGGCCAGCCATCGGGATTAGAAGGGGGGCTCGCCGGTGGGGGCGCCCCCGGTGCCCCACGGGTCCTGCGCGGCCGCGGGGACGTTCCCCGAACCGAACGCCGCCGGCTGGGCGGGCTGGCCGTGCTGGGTGGGCTTCGGGTGCAGCCCCCAGGTGTCCACGTTCAGGTTCAGGGCCGCTGACGGCTGGCCGTCGTTCCCAGCCCAGGCGCGCACGCTCGGCCGTCCGGTGAGGGTGAGGAGCTGGCCTTTCTGGACATGCTCGCAGAACGTCTCAGCGGCGTCTCCCCACACGCTGGCTCGCACCCACACGGTGTCTCCGGCATCGACCCACTGGCCTGTCTGCTGGTCGTATCGGCGGGGCGTGTAGGGGACGCTGACGTTTGCGACGGGTTTCCCGGATTGGGTGAATCGCATTTCGGGGTCGGCGGCCGCGTACCCGGTGACCGTCATTTCAAGTTGGGGCCTTGCAGCCATTTCTTTTCCTTCCTGGGGTACTGTTCATATTCTCGCGTTTTCGCTTGGGTTACGCGAATCGCGACACGCCGGGGCGAGATATTCCGAGATAAGGGCGGCGTCGAAATCAATCAGCCGAATCGGAATGATCTCCTCATTACCGGCTGTGAATCTCCCCCACGGAGTCATTTCGCGTCACCCGAAACGACGCCGAGAATCGTCGCGATATCCTTGCGCAGGAACCCCTTACCTGACTCGAGCTCCAAGAACGTGCTTGCGATCTGCTTCGACGCCTCGGTGTCAGGGTTCACTTCCTTCGCGAGAGCGATGAGGTTCGAGACCCGCATCTGGTCCGCGATCTCAAGGAGAGCGCACACCTGCGCCTCAGCCGTCGGGTCCCCGTCATCGGTCGAGAACATGGTCGTCTCAGCCACAGCCCGCCACGACGGCGGCTCCGGGAACGTCGGACGCTCATCGAACTTCATGATTCCTCCTCAGGGGTGCACGTAGGGGCATAGGCGGGGGTGTAGACAATGGCGTAGGGGCCGTTCTCCTTGGGGAGTTCGATCACCTCACTGTTGGGGTCATGTCGGAGTGGAAACCAGCAGCCGGGGTCAACTCGCGCCCAGGAACACCCGAAAGCGTCGATAGCCACCGTCCCATCTGCGGCCCCACGCGACGCTGTTCCGCCAGCAATATCGCGCGGGGTTAAAGCCCGCGCCGCACGAAGCTCGTCTTCGAGGTCAGCGATTTGGTGGATGAGCGCGTAGATGTCGCCAACTACATCACCGCAGCCGCACTTCTCGTATTCATAGTTCCTCAGCTTGTCGACAATCATGGCTGGGACGCTCATCTCTCCTCCAATCGCTCGATGCGGTCTTTGTACTCTTCGGCAGTGTCTATGGCTTCCTGAGCAAGGCCGCGCAGATACCTGACATCATCCAGGTCTGAGTCCTCGATGATTCGCATGAGCTCGTCATCGTCGTAGTCGTCGAGGGCGGCTTGGAGCTGCTGGATAGCGTTCATGCTTGGGTCCCGTCCTGGTAGCGGGTGAGCCAGGCGAGTGCGAGTGCCCCCACCTGAACCACCTCGGCGATGGTGTCGGCGTTGTGACCCGTGCCGCTGGCGTTGTCGTAGGTGAGGGAAGCGGCAACCTCCCCCACCTCCTCAGCCAGGGCGTAGAAGCGGGACTCGTCCGTCGGGCCGTCCGCATCCAGGGTCATGCCCGGGTGCTTGACGGCGGCCCGCTCCCATTCGGCGACGAACGCGGCCGCCGGGTCCTCGACGCCGAGGTGGATCAGCAGGCCCGTGGCGGATCTGGCGACATCGCGGAGCTCGCTCGCAACCTGCTCCTCGGTCCACGAGTACTGGTCGGTCGGAATGGCTCCCTCCTTCTGCCAGGCAATGGAGTAGACGCCAGTGCCGGCAAGGCCCGTCGCCTGCATCATGTCGGCGACGTGGACAATCGGGCCTAGCGTCGACAAGACGGGCTCGGTGACGGCCAGTTTGTACTGTTCAGCGATCGGGTGGGTCATGGGCTTTCCTTCCGGTAGGTGTGGGTGATGAGGAGGACGGTCATGCCGCCCCCGCGGGTGGTTGGGGCAGACGACTTCCCCGTCCATGTCGTCAGTGATCTCCCAGCCGAGACGGCGGGCGAGGGCGTAGGCGGCGTTGAGGAGAGTGACGCTCCGAACCTCGTCGTCAGGGCCTTCGGGGAAGTCGATCCGCGATGGGCAGCCAGCCCAATCACAGGACATCGACACATAGGCCCGCTTGACCGGGATGACCTGGATCATTGGGCGCCCCCGTCTTGGAAGAGGTCGGTGGGGTCGGGGTACTGCTGGGGCTGCTCGACGGCCGGGGTCAGGCGTCGTGCGCCACCGTCCACGCCCAGGTCGCGCATGAGCCCATCCACCGTGAACCCCTGAATCGGGAGGTGCTGCCCCTGGGCGGCCTTCACCTTCAAGGACCTCAAGCCCGTCAAGTAGGTCTCACCCGGGGCGCGCATCTCCACGGTGCCGGTCACCTCGAACGGCAAGGACTTCTCGGCGCGAACCTTCCACGTCTTGTCCGTCGTCGGCCGGCCGTTCGCCATCACCGTCACCTGCTCCAGGCGGGCGGTCACGAGCACGGGGCCGGGGTGCGAGTTGAGTGCGGTCACGAGCTTGCGCCACTGCCGCTTCGCCGTGTTCCACTGGTCGATCGTCATGGAGGTCTTGCCGCGGCGGATGGTGACGGCTTCCTGCTCGCCGATGAGCATGTCCCAGACGTTGGTGATGGAGTCGACGACGATGCAGTTCGGTTTCCCGCCGCGGGTGGGTTCGGCGCTGGCGTCGCGGACGGCCTGGAGGATGGACGCCATGGTGCCGTCGTGCTCGACGATCTCGTACCGTGCGCCCGGCAGGCTGCCGTACATGTCGGCGTCGCTCTCGCCGACCTCGATCCAGAACGTGCGGCCGATGAGGTCACTCGCGCTGAACGCCGCGGCGGCGTAGGACTTGCCGGACTTCTCAGCCCCGGCGAGGAGGAGGAACGGCCAGGAGACCTGCCCGGTCGGCTTGCGTGTCTTGAGAGCCATGGTCAGTCCTTGTCTGAGTCGAGGTAGTAGGCGGGGGCGGAGATTTGGTGAACTTCGGCGGGAATACCAGGCCAGTCCCCCAATTCGAGGCAGTCCCGGTACAGGCGCAGCGCCTTCTCCACCTTCACCTTCCCGAGGTCGTCGAAGCTCCAATCCATCTCACAGACGGACACGAGGTAGGGGGCCCGTTTGGAGACGACGACGTGGAGGAAGCGGGCGTCCTCGCTGGTGAGGTCACGCCAGATGCGCCGGTACCAGGCTCTCTGCACGTCGTAGCCGTAGCGGGCTGCCGCCCTCGTGAAGGCGTCGGGCTGGGCGTCGTCCGTGGTTTTCAGGTCCACCAGGACGTGCGCGCCATCCCCGCCGGCGGAGGGCATGACCCAGTCGAGGCGGCCGCGCATCCACACCCCGGTGCTGGCGTCCTCACTGAACACGCTCACCTCCGGGTCTCCGTCGGCGAAGATGCGACGGCACAGGGGGTGGTCGGTGACGGCGGCTGCGCAGTCGTGGATGGCGTCGTGGACGTCCGCCTTCAACGGGATCCCGCCCTCGTCACGGACGGCATCAGCCCACTCTCGGGCCGCCTTCGTCCCCGTCGAACCGGACGCGGACAGCACGTCCTCCGGGTAGCACTCCAGGTGCGCGCCCACTCCGAGCACGAGCGAGTGGACGGCGCTCCCGAAGTCGAACTCGGGGCGGGGGGCCCGCGGACTGTTCCGGTAGTGGTGGAGGGCTGCGGGGGCGTCCAGGATCATCTTGGCTTCGGTGGACGACAGGGAGCGGTGGGGGGTGGGGTCGGAGTGGTACCACTGCTCGTCGAGGCCGTGATAGATGCCTGGCTTGTCGATGATGAGGCTCATAGCGGGTAGGTCCTTGCTCGGCTGGGCATGGGGGCTGGGGAGACGCAGGGGTGGCCGGCGGCCGCCAACTCGGCGACGGTGGGGTTCCGTTTCCGCTTGGGGCGGGGCTTGATGCCCTGCCGCCTGCGCCTGGCTTCGGATCGACGTGCGTTGCCGCACTTCGAGCAGCAGCCTTTCCCCTGGTGGGGGCGACTGCCGGGCCAGTCTTCGGCGTCGGCACTCCGGGGGCGCATGAGGACCCTGCAGGCGACGCAGTGCTGCGGGATGCCCCAGTCGATGACGGTCCTCACCGGTCGCCCTCCTCTGTGATGCGGATGAGACAGTGCTCGCGGCGGATGAGGCCGGTGGGGAGGGAGCCGACGTGCTCCCAGCCGGCGCGCTCGAGCTTGCGGACCCGGCAGAGGCCGATCGGCCCCCAGGTGGGGATCCACTGGGACTCGTAGAGGAAGAGGGTGCTGGTGGTCATGGGGTGTTCCTTTCGGGGAGGTTGGGGGTTAGATGCCGTCGATGAGGAGGTCGGTGTCGACGTAGAGGAGGTTGGCGAGCGAGTCGAGGAGCCTGGCCCGGTTGGTTGCGTGCCGGCCGAGAGCACCCCAGGGGGTGTGGGCGTCGATCCGGCCGGCCCCGCGCCGCTGACGGTCCCGCTCATCGAGGGCTGCGGCCTCCGAGTCCTGGTAGTCGGCGCAGGCGCACAGGAACTCGGCCGCGTCGCCGACATCCACGCCGTCGCCGCCGATGTGGTCGAGGCGGGTCACTTGTCCGCCACCCACGCCATCCAGGCGGTGGTCTCCTCGGCGAGGTCATTGGAGGAGAGGGTGTCGTCCCTGGTGGGGGTGGCCCAGACTCCGCCGTCTTCGTCGTCGACTCGGGTCCAGGCTCGGCCGGCTTCGTCGCGGACGACGGTGCCGATGGGGAGGACCTGGAGGTCCTCGACGTACATGCGGGCTCGTCCGCAGTTGGCGGCGGTGACGGCGCAGAGGATGGATTCGAGGCGGGTGATCCGGTCGGCGTTCTCCTCGCGCTGGCAGAGTTCAGCAAGGATGTGGGCGCCACGGTCGGCGGCTTCCTTCCACCGTGCCTCGAACTTGTCGCGCTCTGCTGTGAGTGTGTCGATGGTGTCGCGCTGTTCGCGGACGGTGGCGGCGAGGGCCTGCTCGCTGAGGGTGGGCTCCGCGGCCTTCTCGGCGGCTTTGCGCTGGTCGGCGGCGAGCATGAGGAGGCTGATCGCACCGATGGGGTCACTGCCGCTGCGGTTGAGGAGGTCTCGGGCCTTGTCGCCGTAGGTGGTGACGGCATCGTCGTAGACCTCCTTGACGGTGGCCAGGTCGCTGGCTGGCCACTGGATGCCTTCGACGTTGAAGCGCTTGGGGTGAAGGTTGACCTTCATTTTTCATGGTCCTTTGATCTGGGGATTGGGTGGGTTGGGTTGGGGTGCCCGCGTTACCCACATGGATAACCTAGTGCTCCATATGGAGCACGTGCAAGCCGTAAGCGCCCCAGTTACCGAATCGTGACGACGGGGGCTCGGAAGCCCCTAAGGCCCCTCAGGCAACCCAAAAACGGGCAGCCCTAGGCGGACACAGACGAAGGGGTGCTAGGCCGCCCTGGGGGCCTTACGCGCACGATTCGGGGCACTCCCGCCCTCGCCGTCACCCCTGGGGTGCGACGAACGCGCCAGGGCGGCCAGCACCTCACGCGCCCGAGCCGCACCATCGCCCGACGAAGCCTCCGACGGCGGGGCTGTCAACTCCGCCACCGGTCTGGCTGGCGGAAGCGCGTCGGCCCACGGCACGCGCCCCACACCCAGGGCGTGATCCATCCGGGCCAGCACCTCCGGCAGCGGCGTCGCCGGCTCCAGCTCAGCCACCTGAACCGCCTGTGCCAACGCAGCGCGCCCATGCCGGTCCGCATCCACGTCGGCCGCACCGTTTCCGATCGCCCGCAGGAACCCCCGCAGGTACGCCGACTGCTCGAAGCCAGTGCGGCCCTCCGTCGGCAGGCTGTGCCGCTCGCGCCAGGCCCGGATTCGCTCGCCCCGGACGGCCTTCGCGGCCCGGTTCACGTGCTGCGGCTTCGCCGCCCCGTAGGTCTCGACGTCACCGGACGCGACGCGGCGAACCGCCTCCGCGAGCACCTCGTCGGTCATGTCCTGATCCAGGAGCGTCATCCAGGCGCGGATGCGCCGCTTGCCACCCTCGGCGTCAACGATGCCGGGCAGCATCCCGGCGTCCACGAGGATGCCAATCGCCAGACTCACGCCAGTCGCTGTAGCCATCACAGGCCCTCCTTCGCGAACTGCTCGGCCAGGTCGTAGAACACCTGCCCGCCCTGCGGTCGCCCCTGCGGGCGTTGGGCTTGGAGGCGGAGGGTGTCGAACTTCTGGCGGAGCTTGGGGACGCTGAGGACGTTGGCGCGCCAGAAGTCGTTGCCCTCGGCCCAGTCGATGATGCGGGTGATCTCTTCGACGGTGCGGCCGTCGCGGTCGATCATGAGGCGGGCCTGCGTGCGCCAGGCGGCAGTGACGCGTGGAGTGCGTCCGGTGCGACGCTGGACGCTCGCGGCCATGGCGTCGCAGACGGCATCGACGTCGGGGCGGGGGTCTTCGACGGCGCGCAGATCGGCGTCGCCGATCGCTTCACTGTTCCCCTGTTCCCCTGTTCCCCTGTTCCCCTGTTCCCCTGTTCCAGGCGCGAGGATGTCGGGAGGTGTCGCGACAGTGTCGCGAATTGTCGCGACGGTTTCGCGATTGGCGTCGTTCTGCGGGAAAGTGGTGGTGCCCTCCTCTTCGGGTGCGGGGATGCGTGACGCCTTCGGTTTATCTACCCGCTGGTGCTTACTCCATCCCGTCACTAGGAAATAGGTCCTAGATGCGACGGTGTAGCGGAGAATCAGATCCGCTTCGGAAAGCCTCGCGAGACCGTCGCGAACCTTCGCGACAGTGTCGAGAGGATTCGCGACCATGTCGTGCGGATACAAGGCGGCCACGATCAACGCGATGTCATCCCGGCCCCGACCGTGGTCATCCACGTAGGACCAGAGGCCGATGAACAGCAGGCGGTCACTGTCCGACAGGGCCGCGATGTCCGGGCTCGACCAGAACTCCGGCTTGATGCTCCGAATCCGCATCATTTACTCCTAGCATTAAATACGGGACTGGTTTGCATGCGCCAGGTGAAGGCCGCCCACGCCTCGTCGTCCCACGCCTGCGCGGGGTCGGCGTCGGCGGCTGCGCACGCGGCGGCGGACTCGGCGAGGTCAGTCAGGTAGTGCACCCACATGCCCAAGGTCTCGAGCAGGAACAGGGAGCCGGTGGCGCTGGTACCACCCACGGCCTCCTGCGCCCACTCGTAGAAGTCATCGGCGTAGCAGTCTTCGCTGTAGGGCCCCCCCCAGCTCGCGACGTAGCCGGATACGTCCTTGCAGGGCTGGCACTCGCGCCAGTCCCAGATCATGCTGCCGTCAACGGCAGTCGCCCGCCTGTACCGCTCCCCCTTGGGGATGCGGCGGCCACAGTCATCGCACCGGACACGCCCCCGCGACCTGGGGGACCTCTCGTGAATCACCTCGGTCATGGCGATCAGATCCCATCCACGACGACGAGGGTGGCGGGCAGGTCGATCTGGTAGTCCGCGTACCCGTACTCGTTACCGTGCATGGCCCATTCGCCGTATCGGCGGCTGAACGTCAGGCCGTCAGCGTCGATGATGGTCGCGCCGGCTGGCGTGTTACGGATGTCGTCGAGGCTGGTGAGGGACTGTCCGGTGAGGTGGTCCTGCACCTTCGAGACGCGGACCATGACGCCGACGGGATGCGCGTCGTCGGCGTAGCGCTTGACCGCGGACCACGCCACGATCCGGGAGTCATCACGCAGGACGCCGGGGCGCTTGTAGGGGGCGAGGGCGTCCCCGATAGCACGCTGGAGCTTGTCCAGGTCGGGTTTCGTCTGTGCGTGCTTGCGGGACTTGGGGGCGCTCTTGGGGCGTGGGAGGCGGAACTCTGCCCACACCTCGACAGGCCCGTCGTGGCGGGGCTCCCAGTAGGCGGCCTCGGCGGCGGCCTCGGCGGCGTGCGCGACCTTGATGCGCCAGGCGGTGAGTTCGGGGCCCCGGTCGTGGGTGACGACGACGCGCTGACCAGACGCGAACGCTCGCGTGGAGCCCTCGGTGATCGGCTCACCGGGGACGAAGAAACTAAATGAATCCATGGTTGAGTGCCGTTTCTGCTAGGTGGCTGATTGCGTGTGCTGCTTGCTGGGGGACGACTCCGTTCCCCAGGGCTTTGAGTGCCTGTGACCGTGAGAGCCCAGGCGTGTCCGTGACGTGCCCGGCGGGGAGGCCCATCATCCATTCGACGAACCGCGGGGAGAGGACGTCCCCGCCGCGTTGGCCGGTCTCCGTCGGCGGCGGGGCCTCACGCCCCGTCACCTCCTCCCACAGGTGGATCGCCGGCGCGTACTCCAGCCAGGGCGAACGGCCAGGCGCGCGACGACTGTCTGTAGGTTCATGCCGCCGTCCCCGTGCTCCCCTGGGCCGGTCGCGCAGGATGCGGAGGGTGTCGGCAGCGTCGGGACGCCACGCGAGGACGAAGACCCGCTCGCGCCGGTGCGGGGCTCCGACGTCGGAAGCCCGTAGAGACTCCCACGCCGCGTCATACCCGAGGCCGGCCAGGTCTCCGACCACACGTCCGAGAGCCCGGAGAACAGGTCGGTCTGCCCCCCCCTCCCAGACGTCCCGCGTCGGATTCCAGACGGCTATAGGCGGCCGCTGAGCGGGCACCGCTGACGTTCTCCCAGACGACGGCATTCGGGGCGATCTCCTTGATTGCGTGGGCCATGGCCTCCCAGATTCCTGAGCGGGTGCCTGGCCTCATCCCGGCGCGGTGGCCGGCGTTAGATAGGTCCTGGCAGGGGGTGCCCCCTGCGATGACATCGACGGGCTCGACGGTGGTCCAGTTGATGCGGGTGATGTCCCCCAGGTTGGGGGCGTCGGGCCAGTGGCGGGCGAGGATCCTGGAGGGGCCGGCGTCAACGTCGGCGACCCACCGGGTATCGACGTCGGTCAGGAGCCCCAGGCCGAGGACGAGGCCGCCATAGCCCGCGCAGATCTCTCCGAGCTTGATGGTCATGCCATCTTCCCCTGCTGCTCGCGGCACCAGGCTCGGAGGCCGCCATAGGGCTCGGCAGCCAGCCGGCAGGCGTCGCAGGTGACCTGCTCGTAGCGCATGGCGTAGACGCGGCCGCGGTCGTGTGGCTGGCGTAGGAGGGTGAGGAGGTCGGCCCCGCAGGCCAGGCCCATGTTCGGCATGAGCGCGTGGACCGCGGCCGGCGGGGCTGGCTCTAGGAGGTCGAGGAGGCTGGGCTGCATCATGGGTCAGAAGAGGGGGATGGTTTCCATGGCCTCGTCGCCGTCGCCGGGGGCCTGGTGGGCGGTGGCGCAGTCGGGGCAGGTGAGCGGGTTGGTGAGGTCGGCTTCCTCGATGGGCTTGCTGCGCAGGGCGAGCTTGGACTCGCTCTGGACCATGGCTGAGCCTTCGCAGATGCGGGTCACCGTGTAGTAGCGCTGGCCGAGGATGACGGCGGCCTGCTCGACGTCGACGATGTGGTGACGGATCGCCCCTAGGAAGAGGATCCTGCTCACGGCTCCTCCTCCTGCCAGAGGCCGCGCTCGGCAGCCAGCGCCGCACAGAGGGACTCGACGGTGAGGCTGCGGAGGCGGAAGACGGTGATCGAGCCGTTGGGGTCGAGGTTCCGGTGGTAGCAGGTGCCGAGGTCGCCGAGGGTGCTGAGGAGCCAGCCGATTCGCTCGGCTGGGTCCATGCCCAGGTCTCGGTCATTGAGTTGGTGTCCCATCTCCCGGAGGGGCTCGAGGTAGCCCTCAGGGTCCCGTTCGCTAATGACCTGGAGGCAGCGAGCGGCGACGAGGGCGGCGAGGTCCTTCACCTGGTCGCTGGGTGAGTGCCCCTCCTCGGCGCGTTTGGCGGCGGCTACCCAGGAGGCGCACAGTTCGGCGACGTCGCGGGCGAGGCTGGCGAGAGGCTTCCCCGGCACGCCCTCTTCCGTCGTCCAGAACTTGCTGATCGCCTGCCGTGCCCGGTCAGCGTGAGCGAGCATGGCCTCGAAGTCGGCGCGGCGCTGTTCCATCGTCAGGGTGGTCATGCTGCGGCCCTCCCGGTGTCGGTGAGGGTGAGGAGGCGCGCCTTGCGGCCGGAGGGGGTGAGCGTGTAGTCGCCGGTCTCCTCGATGAGGCCCTTGTCCTGGAGCTCGCGGACGGCGGTGCGGGCGCGGGATGGGGAGAGGACGCCGGCGGTGTTGGCGACGACGGAGGCGAGTGTGAACGGGCCGGGACGGGTGAAGTCTCGGAGGACCATGAGAACGAAGTCCTGCGAGGTGGTGGCGTCGTCGATGCTGTCGGCGGCCCACTGGCTGGTGATGGGGTCGTTGGCGCGGACTGAGCCGCGCTCCTTGGGGTGGAGGGTGGATGGGGTGGTCATGCTGCTTTGGCTTCCTGGTCGTTGTGTTGGGGGTGCTGGGGTTGCTGCAACTGTTTGGCTTCGTGGTCGGTGGCGTAGCGGGCGCGGATGGTGAGGGTGAGGATGGGCTGGGCTCCGTGCTGGATTGAGGCCCTGGGGTCGGAGAGGAGGACCATGCCGAGAGTGCGGAGGAGGTCCATGAGGTCTGCGGTGGCTTCGCCGCGCTGGTGGACCACGGGCACGTCGGGGATCATTCGCCACAGGTAGCGGTACTCGTTGCCGCCCATGGGGGTGATCTTGGTGATCGGGGAGATGGTCACGGGAGTTCCTTTCATGCCTCGGGGAGGCGGTCGATCCATGCCTCCAAGTCGTCCTTGCGGATGAGGTACTTGGTGCCGGCCATCCGGGCGGGGAGGTGGAAGTCGGGGTCGGTGGCCTTGACCGCCTTGCGGATGAAATCGACGGACAGGCCGGTGACGGCGGCGGCCCCGGCGAGCGTGTAGGTGAGGACGACGGTCATCAGTGCCCCTCTTTCTCGGTGCGGATGGTGTGGGTGACGGTGGCGGCGGTGAGGGCGGCGGCGAGGAGGAGGACGCCCGTGTGGTGGCCGAGCGCGGCGCTGAGGGCAAGCTCGGCGAGGATGGCGACGACGGCGAGGGCGGCGAGCGCGTAGGTGGTCATGCCGCGGCCGCCTCGACGTCGAGGGGGAAGTCGGAGTGCTCGTCGTAGCCGCCCCATGCGGAGGTGATGAGCCAGCGGCCGACTTTGCGGACTGCAGTGCGCGAGCATGCGTAGTCCACGGGGATCATGGGGTCGAAGTGCTCGTGGAGGGTGTGGAGCCCGAGGAGGTCACAGAGGGCTTCGCGTGCGCCGTCGTAGGCGTAGAGGGCGATGTCGAAGCGCCCCTCGGGGAGGGCGTGCACGTGGTAGTGGGAGATGTCGATGCAGTTGCGTTCGGCCTCGGCGATGAGGGCGTTCACGAGGGGGAGCGCTTCGCTGATGGGGTGCTGGGTGCTGGGGTTGCACATGGGATGTTTCCTAGAGATGGTGGGGGGTAGGTTGGGGTTACTTGGTGGCCTGCGTGAGGAGGTCGGTGGGGGTTGTGTTGAGGGCTCGGGCGAGGCGTTCGGTCTCGTCGATGGTGAGTCCGTGTCCGTTGTTGTGTAGGCGGCGGTAGAGGGTTGGATAGGGGATGCCGGTCTTCCGGCTGGCTGCGGAAACCGAGAGGTTGGATTCGTTGAGTTGGTGGTTCAGGACCTCCGCGAGGCGGGCGGTCATCGGTGAGTTACCCATATGGATAACTTAGTGCTCCATACGGATCACTGGCAACTTCCTGGGAACCGCGTTACCGAAATGCGACCTTGTGCTCCATATGGAATAGTGAACCCATGGCCAACATCGACAAGGACCCCACCAAAGGGCTGAACGCCGCCGTCGCCGCCGAGCTCCGGGCCGAGCGAGTCGCCCAGGAAGTCGCCTTCGATGACCTCGTGGAACGCGTCAGCCTCTCCAGGGCCACAACCTGGAGGCTGCTCAACGCCGAGCGCCTCATCACCATCGAAGCCCTCGCGGAGTTCGCCGGAGCCCTCGGCGTCAGCGTCCTGGAGATCGTCGAGCGCGCCGAGAAGCGCCTAGCAAAGAAGACACCCCCCCCCCGCCGAAGGGGGCACCGCGCCCTAGCGATGGCGTAGCCCCCTAGAGACACAGAGAGGCCCCCACCATCATGGTGGGGGCCTCAGTGCTGGAGTGCTGGATCGGTCACGCGGCTCCGAAGTTCAGGGGCGCCTTCCCCTTCCGGGCGCGGCGCTCGTTGATGAGGTCGCCGGTGGTCTTCTGCCACCACTTCTTCGGTGCGGGCTCGGCCCCCTCGGCCGGCTCGGGGGCGGGGGTCGCGGGCGCCTCGGCCTCCCGTGCGGCGTACTCCTGGCCGCGGGCGACGGCAACCTTGGCGCGCTTCACAAAGGCCACGGCAGTCCGATACTCCTTCGCGCCGATCTCGTAGGCGTAGGCATTATCGACGGTCTCGATGACGATGAACTTCGTGGCATCCACCTTCTTCTTCGCGGCGAGCGCGAAGATGCCGATGAGGGCGACGCGGGTCGCGGTGATCCTCTGGCTGGCCTCCTTCCCGTCTTCGACGGCGATGTCGACGACGTCGGTGGCGGGGATGTCTGGGGTGAGGAGGCCAGGGAGGCCGATGGTTCCGTTCGGGGCGACGTGGATAGTGCCGTCGTCGGTCTTGATGCAGGCGGCGTCGAGGAGTGACATGGGGTTTCCTTTCAGGGGGTTGGGGTGGAGGTGAGGCCGAGGCGGGGTGCCACGGCTTCGAGGGCTTGGCGGGCCTGGTCCAGGTCAGCGTGCTGGTAGCCCATGGAGGTTGTGATCGCGGTGTGGCCCATGATGGCGATGACGACGGTGGCGGGGACACCCGCGGCCATGAGGAGCGTCGCCGTCGAGTGGCGGGCCTCGTGGACGAGGTAGTAGCCGCCATCCTCCTTGTGGACGCCGGCCACGTCCTGGAGGGCGCGCCACGCGAGCCGGTCGCTCTTCTTCGACCACGGGCTGCCGTCGGGGCGGGGCCACACGAGCCCGTAGGGGGAGGTCGGGCACTGGTCGCGCCAGGCCGTCAGGGCCGCGGCCATCCACGGCACCAGGGGCAGGACGCGCGCGCCGGCCTTCGTCTTGGTCGGCCCCAGGTAGTAGCCGTCCACCAGGTGCTCATAGACCACGCCGTCGGTGCCGGTGACATCCTCGGCGGCGGTCATCTCCACGAGCTGGCGGTCTACGGTGAGAGTGCCTTCCTTGAGGTCGATCCGGTCCCAGGTGAGGCCGAGGCATTCGCCTTGCCGCATTCCTTGGAGGAGGGCGGCGACCCACCTGCTGGCGTCCTGCTCGGTGGCGAGGCGGCGGGCGCGCTGGGTGGGGAGGCTGGTGGAGTTGGGGAGGGGTGTCCAGGTGTCTTTCTCGGTGGCGGCCTTGAGGAGGGCGGCGGCGTCGGCGGCGGGCACGGCCTCGCGCGTGGAGGCGGCTGCCTTGGGCTTGGGTGCCAGCATCACGGAGTCGGGGATCCGGTGCCCCTCGACGATTGCGGCCTTGAGGACGCGGTGGAGGATGAGTCGGACGTAGCGGATCGACGTCGTTGACCGGCCGGCCTGCCTCATGGCGGCTTCCATCTTGCGGAGGTCGGTGACGGTGAGGTCGGTGAGGCGGCGGTGCCCGATGGTTGGGGTGACCCACTTGCCGAGGAGGGAGAGGTCATTGCTGTAGGTGCGGGGGCGGGCGACCCTCTTGTAGCCGGGCGCCCAGGTGTCGATCCATGCCTTGAGGGTGGTGCGTGGGCTGACGACGGTGGACTGCTGCTCGGCGAGGACCTCCCGGCGGATGGCGCGCAGGGCGCGCTTGGCCTCGGCCTCGGTGGCTCGCGCTCGGGTGATGCGGCGTCGGCCGCCGCTGGCCGTGTAGCCGGCTTCGACTGATGCGACCCATTTGCCGTCTTTGCGCTGGTAGACGGTGCCTTCCCCGTATGCCATCGGATAGCCCTTCCTGGTCGGCGGCTAGCCATCTGGCTAGCCATCTGTAGCTCAGGATAGCGTATGAGGGGCTAAGCAGGTACCCCATGATATGGCTTGATTCTGCGGTTTCCTGGTCGGGCTGGCGGGATTTGAACCCGCGGCCCCCTGCTCCCAAAGCAGGCGGCACCACAAGGGCAACCCATTGACAGCACTCACCAAACCGCCGACCAGCCAACACGAGACTAGCCATCAACTAGCCATCTTTCCGAGACGCCGCACAAACCGCTGAATCAAGCCACAAACCGCCCCTAGAGACGACGAAAGGCGCCCCTCCCATCCGGTCAGGCGAGAGGGGCGCATAGCCATCCGAAATGGCCATCTCAGTCGTCGGCGAGATCACCGATCGGGGTCTCCCCCGGGCCGCGCGGCAGGTCCCCCAGGGGCGCCCCACGGTCGAGGGCGATCGCGCGAGTGCGTCGCGCGACGCACTCCCACTGGGCGGCCTCCCGGCGCGCCACCTGCAGGTCCGACTCGCGGCCCTGCCGGGCGTGCCACATGGCCCGGATCGCGGCCCCGACCTGGGTCACCAGGATGGATCCGAGGCCGCTGGTGATGATCGCGCCGATCAGCTCGGCTTTCTGCATCCGGGGTCCTCCCTCTCTGCGGCGCGTGCGGCGGCGTCGGCCTCGATGGCTTTCGCCGCGGTCGCGCCGATCTCGGCCTGCCGGAGCGCGGTATTCGGCTCGCAGCCCGGCTGCCACGTGTGGCCCCATACCCGGGCGATCCGCTGGCCGATCATGAGGAGGAGGGCGAGGATGACGAACAGCGGCCAGCCGGGCCAGTGATCGCTGGTGAGGGCGCGTGCGGCGTCCTCGACGGCGACGACGACGAGCCCGAGGGCGACCAGGGCCGCCGACGGGCCTTCAACTCCCCACCAGCCCCGCCACGCCGACGGCGCGCCGATAGCGCACCCGGAGATGGTGGTGAGGCAGGCGACGGTGACGTCCCACGGCTGGATCCGAGGAGCACCCAGGATGAGGGCGACAGCCACGGCCAGGAGCACATAGGTCGCCGCCATCATCGCTGAGATCGCCCTGGGCTCGTGGAGCGTCCCCCACAGTCGGCGGCCCACGCCCATCAGGCGGCCTCGTGACGCGGCTGGTAGTGCTCCCGAGTCTCGCCACCGGGGGTGACGATGCCGGCCCAGTTCAGGACCGAGACGCCCCCGATGCGGATGTGGGAGAGGGCCTGGTAGGCGATCCAGGCGAAGCCGAGGAACTTCGCGGCCTGGGCGGCCAGGACGTCAGCCTGGAGCGGGTAGGCGGACAGCGCCCAGGCGCCCACAGTCAGGGCGACGGCGGCCCCGATCACGAGGGCGACGCGACGCCCGCGCGTCCAGTAGGGGCGGTCCAGGGCCGCCTGAACCAGGGGCCACAGCGTGCCCAGAATGACGGTGGTGACGAACGGGTCAGAGAAGAGCGCCTTCACGGCTAGTCCTTTCGGTAGATGGTCACCAGAGGCGGCCGGAGCCGGCCCTGGAGTTGTTGAGGGCGCGCTGGAGCGCCCCGATCGTGGCCGGCCCCGCCTCGCCGTCCACCCAATCCGCGAAGTCCCAGCCATCCGGCAAGTACCCTCGATGCCAAGCCATCACGAGGTACTGGAACGTCCTCCACGTGTCCGGGCCGAGCACGCCGTCGATGTCGAGCGCAGGCGAGTCGTTCAGGTCAGCCTGAGTGTTGGCCGGCACCGCGGAGTTCAGGAACGCCTGGAGCCGCTCGATGGCGGGACTGCCGTCGTCGTCGAGCGCGCCGTCGATCGGGGTGCCCATGACCTGCTGGAGGCGCCCGATCGTTGCGGGCCCGAAGACACCGTTGCAGACAAGCTCGCCCTGGCCGTCGGACTTGTTCCATCGGCCGGTGTAGGGGCTCGCCTGCGCCGCAGGGGCGGCCGTGGCGGAGGCGGTTACCTGTCCGCCGCCGATCATCCGGTCCCAGGCGGCCCGGTCGCGCAGGCGGTCCAGGTCGAGGTGGCTGCTGTAGCCGGGCAGGTACCCGTCCTCGGTGTACTGGTGAATGAGGACGTTGCCTCCCCAGTAGGGGACGGTCGGGACGGCGGGGTCGCTGTACGCCTGCCCGTAGGAGGCGTAGTTGGGGCCTCCCGCGTACCAGAGCGGGAATCGGCCGGCGACGGCGGACCAGTCGCCGCTCTCCATGCCCTCCCCGTTCAGGTAGATGCCCGGCGTGGAGCCGGTCTCGGCGGCCATCTGGTTCAGGATGGTCAGCGCGGGGCCGGGGCCAAGCCCAATGGCGTCGGCCTCCCAGTCCAGCCAGAACGTGGCACGGCCCGCGTAGCCCTTGGCGCGGTCGAGGAAGAACCGGGCCTGCTCGCCCGCGTCCTCGTCATTCGCGAAGTGGTAGAGGCCCAGCCGCTTGTTTGCGGCCAGTGTCGCCTCCGACTGGGCACGCCAGAACGGGTTCTCGTAGCCGGTACCCTCTGACACCTTGACGATGACGAAATCGCACCAGATCGCGGCAATGTGGAGCCCCGCCTGGTGGCTGGAGATGTCGATGCCGTGCGCGTGCGCTGGGGCGGCCTGAGGGGCTGGGGTCGCCGGGGCCGGCCCAGGGGCCGATGCCTTGCCCTTCGCGAACTCGGGCCACTGCTGGAAGAATTTCGCCTGGTTGAAGCGGTGGCAGGAGGTCCAGCGGCCGGCCTGAGTGTGCGGGTGCTCGCTGTAGCGGGCGGTCCGGGTCTCCTGGCCGGTCTGGTCGCCGAGATAGCCGTCGATGCTGTTGTCTTCGGCGATCCACGCCTCCGACTCGAGCGGGTCGTAGCCGTCCTCGTCGATGACGATGACGTGCCCGACGCCGCCCTCATTCGCCGCGGACAGAACGATGTCGCCGACCTTGAATCCTCCGTCGGGGGTCAGGTTCTCGTCAGCCCAGTTGACCTCATCGAAGCCGCGAGCCTCGAGCCCCTGGCGAAGGTTTCCCGTCCAGAAGTCATTGATTTCGAGGAGCGCCGGGTGCCCCCAAGGAACCCCGTAGGTGTCGTGCAGGCCGTAGCAGACCGCCCCGGCCGCCAGGCTCGAGCAGTCCGCGTTCTGGGGGCTGGACACGTGCCCCTGCCAGTCGGCGTTGGCGTACCATGTGCGCCGATCCGGCTGGCTGTAGCCGACGTCCTCCTGGTCGCAGATGCGGCGTGCGATCCGGGCGGTGACTGCCCCGACGCTCACAGGACACCCCCCTGCTGGACCTCCCAGCCCGCAGCGAAGTTGATCGGGCCCGCCTTGAAAGGCGACAGCCAGGCGCGGGCGACGTTCCGGTAGGTCTTGCCGTCGACCATGAGCAACTCGCCCGGCCCGATCATCGCGTCACGCTGGAGGCCCTTGATGTCCTTCGCCTCACCGGAGACGGAACGCTGGTAGGCGTCGATCAGCTTGTCCACGTCCGCCTTGCAGTCACGCAGGAGTGAGCGGCGACTGAATTCGCTCGAGCATCGCTCCATGAGGGCGTCGAAGTCGGTGTCGGTCATTGCGCGGAGGCCGCGCTCTGAGGTGTCCATGTATCCTGCTGCCATTAGGCCATGCTCCTTGGTGTTGCGGTTGCTGTGATAGAGGAATAGGAGGAGTCTCCGGTGACGGAGAATGTTCCCCCCTTGCCGTATGCTCCGGTGAATCCGGCGCGGATCTTGGGGTCTCTTCCGGCGGGGACGACAGCCATTCCGGTAACGGTGACGGTCGCACCCGTAGCGTCGTTGGGGAATCGGGCCCGGAATTGGCGGTCCATGATTAGCACGGTGGCGTCAATATCGCCCGAGGCGACCCGCCCCCATACGGTGAATGCGACCTGGACGAGTCGGTCATAGGGGCGGACCCCGATATCGACTTGGGTTGCGCCCGAGTATTCGCGGTCCTTGAGTGCGAGCGTGTTTGTGAGTTGCACCCTGGATTCGACGGCCTGGACCTCGTTGATTGGGGCCAGAACCCAGACAGCACCGTTCTTGGTGCCGTCGGAGCGGTAGAGGACGCCTCCAACGTCGAGGTAGGCGGGGTGCGCGGCCGTGGGTGCGTGCCCGGCAGCCTCGGCCCTGCTGAGGATTTCCCGGCCTGCTGCGACGGACTGGGCGGAGAAGACGATCCCCGCGGCGTCCAGGGCGGCGGGCCAGGCGGACAGGAGATCATCCCCAGCCTCCGGGACCGGGACACCCTTCCAATGAGTAGTCGGCATTCATTCGCCCTTTCACTTGATGTAGTCGACGGCGATTTGCACGTTCTTGTCAAAATAGCCGTATGACGAGTTCGCGCCCGTCTGGAATGAGATACCGCGATGCGTGCCATTCTGGAATGCGGGCCACAAATACTTGGGGATGGCCACCCAACGCCCCTCACCGCGACCCCAGCCACCAAACTCGCCCCACTGGCCGTTAGACGAGAATGCGCCAGGAATGCCCTTCCACCATCCGTGCACGCCAATAGTGGCCGTACCCGTCTGCCCATACCAGTGCCGGGCATAGCAGTACAATTGCATGTTGGTAATCGTCGCACCGCGAAGATCGCCCGTCATATCCTGGAAGCCGACGAGTGAGTTATAGGTGCGGCCACCATAAGAGCCCTGCGGTAGAGAATCGGTCCAGGCGTTATCCTGTGACCCATTCGAGTAGGCTTTCCACCAGGTCGCCGGGTAAACCGAACGGCGGTTCCGCTTCGGGGTGGGTTGTGCCTGCGGGACGGCCTTGCCCAGGGACACCGACTTGTTGATCTGCAAGGTGGGCTCGACGGCTGCCCCAAGGTCGCGCAGGAGCGCATACGGCTGGGGGAGGCTCTTGTCTTCCACCGTCAGCGTCACGGCAGCGTCGCCATAAGCGGACGCGGCCAGGAATAGGAGCCGGTACGTGCCCGAGGCCGGCGGCTCCCACAGCTGGAAAGTCGCCCGGCCGGTCTGAATCTGGCGCAAATTTTCTGACACCATGCGGTACCGGTGCTCAACCTGACTCCCGCCGTCGACCGGCGCATACCGGAGCCATACCTCCAACATGGCATTGGCCTTGCTCGAGAACCAGGGGGTCACCATCTCCGCCTGATACTGCCGCCCGGCGTCGACGTCGACGACAAGCTCGAAGAGCGAATCGACGTGCTGCACCAGGTGCCGGTTATCGCTCCCCCACGGCCAGGCCGTACCGTGGGCGATCACGCCCCTGGGCAGGGCAGCCAGCGTGTCCGCCAGGTCCGTGCCACGCCAGGTGATCCGGTCGGCCACGGACAGGGACTGAGTAGTGACCTCGCCGTCGCCGGTGATGGTCGCCTTGGCGAGCCCGTCAGTGCCGGTGATCGACAGGAAGTCGCGGCCAGCCGTGCCGAGGGTGACGACCTCGCTCGGCTGCCCGCCGACGGCCTTCACCACGTGCAGGCCCGTGGAGTCCATGATCGCCGCGTCCCCGGAGGGGTCACCGGCGACGATCCGCGTGGACAGGCGGATGGTGTCAGCCAGGAGTTCCCCGGTGATCTTCGCGGAGCCCGCCTGGAGCATCTGCGTCGTCACCTTGGCGAAGGTGGCGACCTTGGCCCACAGTTCGTCGCTGGCGGTGATCTTGGGGGCGGTGACCGCGCCGTCAGCCAGTTGGACCGCGCCCACCGAGCCGGGGACGAGGACCTTCCCGGCCACCAGCATGTAGTCCTGCCAAGCCTTCGTGGCGGCCGACCACACCTTGACGCCGGTCGCCTGCTTGTCCGCCCCGGTCACCACCCACAGGTCCCCGTCGACGGGATCCGCGGGGGCAGTGGAGGCGACAGTTACGCGACCAAGCGCCCGCTTCAACGCATTCGCGGCCGCCTCCCCCGACGTCGACGCGGCGTCCTTCGCGGCCTTGACCTCCTCGGACAGGCGCTTCTGCGCCGCGTCAATCTCGGCCTTGGCGGCGTCAAGCTCAGCCTTCGTGCCGGCCGCCTCCAGGGCGATCTTCCCCGTCGCGCCCGTCGCGCGCGCCTGACCGCCCTCGGGGAGCGCGGCAGGGCTCACCACCTGGTAGACCTTGCCGTCCCCCGCCTGGAGGCAGACGCACTCAGCGCCAACCGCGGTCACGCCGCCGTCGGCCGGGGCGACCACCTCACTCACCGGCTCATCGGCCGGGAGTTCCACGCGGACCAGGCCATCGTCCAGGACCTCCAGGACGCGCCCAGTGGCCCACGTGCCCGCCTGCGAGCCGCTGCCGTAGGAGGCTTGCTGGTTGGCGACCGCCGTAGCCGGGGACGGCTTGCGGTCGATCCACAAGTTCGGATTCACCACGCCAACTCCTCCATATCCACCCGCATCTGCCCGCCGGGCTTGTCCACCGGAAGGCTGTAGGCGACGACCTTGCCGACGATGATTTCCCCGCCGTCGGTGTGGACGGCGATCACGTCACCGGCCTCCAGGCGCGGGTCAGGGGCGATCTCCACCGACCTCTTCGACGCCGCCGCGAGGGCTGTCGCCATGTTCGTGCTGGCCGCCTTCTGGACCGCCGAGGCAGAGGCCGCGGCGTTGAACTCCTTACGCTCAGTCACCCAGCCGTACACGCTGGGCTCGTAGGGCCAGGAGGCCGCCGTGGCGACCCCGGTCCACTTCACGGCGGGTTTCTTGTCATCGGACTGCTGCGGACTGCCGACGACGACCCACCGGTTCGGGCGGCGCTCCACCGACTTGCGGGGCGCCTCGATGAGGAGGTCCCGGCCCGTGTACCGGGCCACCGGCTCCGAGCCGCTGGCCTGCGCCCACAGATGCAGGCACCCATCGGCCTTCACTGCCCAGCCCAGGCCCCGGGCCACGCACAGGTCCCGGATCGCCTCAGTCCGAGAGTGCCCCCACTGAGTGGACGGGCTGACCAGCGGGTTCGGGGTACCCCGCTCCAGCACCACCGGGAGGGCCCCAGCCAGGCGCTGCGCCTCAGACAGGACAGTCGCTCCACTAGGGGGAGACGACGGCCAGGGCATCGGGTCCTGCTCGAGCACCTGCAGCAGGTCCAGGCACTCGACCTTGACCTTCCCGGAGGCGTCCTCCTCCCAGGACTGGTGCTGCCACCACCCCAGGTCCACCTCATCCCGGCCGTTCCGGGTCTCGAGAATGGCGACGACATGCGACCACTGCCCGAAGTTGTTGAGCGGACTGGCCGGACTGGTCGGAACCCAGGACGCGGGGCACTCGTAGGTCAGTTTGCCGGGGACCACTCGGTCGCTGGACCAGTCGATCTGCACGCCCTCGCACGGCACGTCCAGGGCGACGACGGTGCGCCCCAGGTGGACGTCGATCCTGGCACCGACGGCGACAGGGCCAGCCAGGGCCTCAGTGCTAGGCCCCGGTCTCATGGCATCCCCTGCACGCGGCGGGCGACCTCGAGCGCGGACCACGCCTGCCAGCCCGGAGTCTCTGGGTGCGCCTCCCCATAGTCCTGCCACTCACCCCACGTGGTCACCGGGACGGCCCCCATCGGGGAGTCCTCGGCGCGGGGCTCGTGCGCCGTCCACTTCACCGTCAGCTCGATCAGATCATCGATGAGACGCTTCCGGGAGACGCCAGTGATGATGACCATCCTCGGCGGCACCCCCGCCGTCGGGGCGGCCGGGATAAGCATGATCGGGTGATGGCCTTGGAGCACCCACCAGACGTATGCCTCGACGTCGGGGTGGCAGGCGATGACGCCACTCCCCGTCTCAGGCTCATCCCGCAGCGCCCACCGGGTCACCCCGCCGACGCGCTCCACCTTCGCCGACCACTCCACGGGGTCCTCATTGCTGACGTAGATGAGGCCGGGGGCGCTGCGCCCATCCCGGCCGGCCACGTAGACGCCGTACCAGTCCCCGACTGGACGGGTGAGGGTCACCTCATCCTCGCCCGCCCGGTAGACGGTCTCGACGCCGGGCGCGGCCAGCCCGTCAGCCACGAGGTGCTGCCCCTCCCCGAGGCGGGCCAGCACACGGTCACCAGCGGTCACCGTGGCCGGCCCGTCCACGAGGAGGGACGGGAGCCCGGACGTCGAGCCGATCCACCCCTTGAGCGCCATAGCGCCCCCTCTCTGTCAGTCGTTGCGTGACGCCTCGACGGCGACACGCTCAGCCTCGACGCGCATCCGGCCAATGAGTTCGCCGTCGACGTCGCGCACCTCCAGCACGCTCGGCGCGCCGTTCTGGCGGCTCAGTAGGTTGTCGATCTTCGACCACTGGCCGCCGGTGAAGACGGGCTCGGGGCGCCCGGTGGCGTTGAGGACCGTCGTCAGTCCCGGCTGTAGCAGGCCCCCGGAGTCGAACTTGTAGAGGCCGGTCGACGGGGACCCGTAGATCGGTGTTTCCCGCACGGGGATGCCGAACGTGGGGGCCTCCACCATCCGGCCACCACCACTGGCGATGGCGATGTGGTGGGCGGGGTACCCCCAGAACAGGAGCGTGCCGGGCGTGTTGTAGGACCCGCCGGGCGTGCTGCCTGCCTGGTAGCCGGCCGCCGTCAGACGCGGGATGTTGCTCCCCATCTGGTGGGCCGCCCAGTAGACCAGGCCGGAGCAGTCGACGCCGGGCGGGATAGAGGATCCGCCCCACACGTAGGTCGCGCCGATAGCCATCCGGGCCGCGTTCACGATGTCGCTGGCGGCCATCGTCGCCGTCTTGCCCTTGAGCCACTCCCCGAACCCGTCAACCCAGCGCCCAGGCAGATTCGCCGCCATGTCGTGAAAGAACCCGGAGCCGGGCAGGCCGGCCATGACCGCCTTCATCGGGAGGCGGATCAGGTTCTCCACCGCGCCGAGCGGGTCCGAGATGATCGAGGAGACCGCATCCGCCGCGCTAGAGATCCAGTCGGTGGCCGTGTTCCACCCCGACTTCGCGGCTCCCTTGATCTTGTCCCAGATACCGCCGTCGGCGAAGGCTGCGAAGCGGGCGCCCTGGTCTCCGCCGGGGATGTGCGCCCCGCTGCTCCCGCGAGCTGCGGCGTTCATGCGGTGGACCGCTGCGGGTCCGCCGACGGCCTTCACCCACTCGGGCCGCATGATGGCCTCGCCCCCGGACAGGGCGAGTGCCCCGCCGCCGTCAGGCGAGAAGAAGTGATAGATGTCCTTCCCCGGCGAATATCCGGGCAGCACACCACCACTAGCGTATCCGGGAATGCCGGACACTGACGGGAGCCTCATCGACAGGCCGAGCTTCTCCGCAATGGAGTCCGCCGTCTTCTTAATGCCGTCGCGGTAGACGGTGTTGATTATGAAGTTGATCGGCTTGGCGGCGACCGACTTAACCCCATCCCACACGGTCTGAATACCGGACTTCATGGTCTCGAACGCCTTCTTGATGTTCGAGGTCACGGTATCGAAGATCGGCTTGACCGTGTTCTGGAACCAAGACACGACCGTGTTGATGGTGGACTTGATGCCATCCCAGATGGTCTTCAACCCGCCCCACAGGAGGTCGGCTCCGGACTTGATGCCGTTCCATACCGTGGAGATGACGGGCTGCACGTAGGTCTGGAACCATGAGACGACCGTGAGCACGCTCGCCTTGATGCCGTTCCAGATTGTGACGATGCCATTCCACAGGAATTGTGCGCCTACCTGAATACCGGTCCACACTGCGGAGATGACCGGCATGACATAGGCGGTGAAGAAATCCGCCACCACCTGCACGGCCGCCTTGATCCCATTCCAGATCGTGACGATCCCATTCCACAGGAACTGGGCCCCGATCTTGATGCCCTCCCACACCGCGGCCAAGGTGGGAGCGACGTAGGCGTTGAACCAGTCCACGGCCACGCCGACGGCAGCCTTGATGCCGTCCCACACCCAGACGATGCCCGCCCACAGGTACTGGGCCCCGGTCTTGATGCCCTCCCAGGCGGCAGCGAGGACAGGCCCAACGTAGGTGACCACCCAGTCCACGACCGTCGAGATCGCAGCCCACCACATCTGGAAGTACAAGACGACCGCCGTAGCCAGGACCCACACGGCAACCTTGATGCCGGTCCACACCCCAGAAAGGACCGGGCCGACGTAGGTGGAGATCCAGTCCACGACCGTCGAGATCGCCGTCATGATCCCGCCCCAGACGGCGCTCACCGCGCCGCTCAGGACCGACCACACGCCACTCAGGACACTCACGGCACCCGAGATCACCGGCACCACATAGGAGGTGAAGAACCCGCTGACGGCGCTCCACACCGTGTTCCAAGTCGAGCTGAGCGCGTTCAGGGTCGCATCCCAGTAGGGGGCGATCCAGTCCAGGAACTTCTTGAACTCGGCGGTGATCGCCGCCCATGCTTTCTTGCCCGTCTCCGTCTGGGTGAAAAACCACGCCAGGCCGGCCACGAGGGCGGCAATAGCGGTGACGATGAGGAAGATCGGGTTGGCGTTCATGACCACGTTGAAGGCCGCCTGAGCGCCCTTCGCGGCATTCACGGCCCCCTCCATGGCCTTGAGGTTGGTCACCCATTTCAGGATGCTGCCGGCCTCCTTGATCGCCCCCATCGTCTGTGTAGCCTTGTGGAGGCCGTAGAACGCGGTGGCGGCGGTGCCGACGGTGACGGCCAGGGTGGAGAGCATCCCCTTGTGCTCGATGCCCCAGGACGTCGCTGACAGGAGGGCGTCGCCGACCTTAACGATGGCGTCACGCAGGCCCTCAAGGAACCCGGTCAGCGGCGAGTTCGGGTCGAGCCCGAATAAGGGCTTGTCCGTCTCCCCGGTGAAGATGATCTCCGTGATGCCCTGCACCGACGGGATGAGCGTGTCGTTAATCCAGGTGCCGGCCTCGATAGCGGCGTCACGGACGTTGAAGAGGAAGTCCACCAGGGCGGAGTCCTCTTCGAGTCCGAAGAGTGAATCGGGGCCCTGGTAGTCGCCGGAGAACAGGATGCTGGCTACACCCTGGATCCCGGGGATCAGGGTCCCGGTGATCCAATCCCCGGCCGCGCGTGCGGACTCCCCGATCTTGAAGAGGAAGTCAACGATCCCGCTGTCCTCTTCGAGGCCGAAGACCTTGGAGGAGCCGTCGAACTGGCCCTTGGAGAGTATGTCCCAAACGCCCTGGATGCCGGGGATGAGGTTGTTCTGGATCCAGTCGAAGGCACCCTCGGCCCCCGACGCAACGTTCCCCATGAAGTCCGTCAGGGCGGGCTTGATCTGGTCAACGATGCCCATCGCCCCGGACACGAGGGTGGCCTCGAGGTTACCCCAGGCGCCCTCAATCGTCTGGGTTGACGTCGCCGCCTCCTTGGCGACGTCAGTCATGCCAAGGTCCATCACCGCCGCATTGAATTCCTCGGCGGTGATCTGCCCCTTCTCCATCGCCTCACGGAAATTCCCCGTGTAGGCACCGGCCTCGAGGAGGGCCTGTTGGAGTTTCCCGGACGCGCCGGGAACGGCGTCGGCGAGCTGGTTGAAGTTTTCGGTTGTGAGTTTTCCCTGACCGGCGGTCTGGGTAAGCACCATCCCGACGGACTTAAATGTTTCCGCGTTACCACCGGCGACGGCATTCAGGTTACCGGCGGCCTCGGCCAACTTGTCGTAACCCTGGACGTTGTTTGACGCGAGTTGGGCGGTGATCGACTGAATATCGGACAGGCCGTAGACCGTCCGGTCCGCGTATTCCTTCGTGGACTTGGTGAGCCGGTCAACGTCGGCCGCACTCTTACCAGCGAAATTCAGGGTGTTCTTGAACTTGTTCGTCGCGTCAGAGGCGTCGATAGCCTGCTTCGCGATGTCTGCGAAGCCTGCGCTGAGGGCGACGGTACTGGCGACGGCAAACGCCCCTGCGGCGATCTTCCCGACCTTGCGGAACGCGCCACCCAGGCCGCTGATGATGCTGTTCTCAGCCCGGCTGGTGTTGACACGGTTGAGCTGCCCCTCAACCTCGCGGGTGAGGTTGGAGCCGGAGATAGCGACCTGGATCCAGGCGGTACCGATGTTGTAGCCAGCCACTCAGGCCCTCCTCTATATGACAGGAGGCCCCACAGCGGCGTGCTGCGGGGCCTCCCCTCTTGTGGTTATGTGCCGGCTTGGGCGGCCAGTTCTGGGTGCCTGGCGAGCCAGCGGCGGGCCTTGGCGTCCTGCCGCTCCTGCGCCTCGCGGGCCTTCTGCTGCCAGCCGGGTTCGGGCGGTTGCGGCGGCTTCGGCAGGTCGGACTGCTTGGCCCCTACGGCGCTGGCGATGTAGCAGCAGATCTGCCATGCCGCGAGCCGGATCGCCGTCACCTCGTCGGAGAGAGCGACGTCCCCACCCATAGCCCTACCTAGGGCCGAGCCGGGCGGGAGGCCACGGATGAGGACCAGCAGTCTGCGAGGCGTCAGCCGGCCCCGGTAGAGGTCCAGCAAGTCGATCCCGTACACCCTCAGGAGGTCGGCTTCGATCTCCTCCCCATGCTCCCGTAGGAGCGCGGGGAGGGCGATCAGTTTCCCGCGTTCAGGGCCTCGAACACCTGCTGGAGGAACTCGCCCATGGCGTCGGCGTTGACCTTGCCGTCCTTGCGGATGTGGGCCTTCACGTCGTCGTAGGCGTCGCCCAGGACAGCGCGGGTCACGCGCATCATCGCGGCCGGGGAGGCGCTACCGTCCTCCATGGCGGCCAACGCCTCAATCACCTCCCAGTCGGACTGGAAGACGGTCGGGTCAACGGTGACGGTGAGACCATCAACGGTCACCTCGACGACGCCGCCGACGTTGGCCTCGGCCTCCTGGAAGTCCTTCGGCGTCGCAGCACCGATCTCCTTCGCGCGCTCGGCCGTCTTGCTCGTCTTCTTGCTAGTCATCTGTCGGTCCCTTTCGGTGGTTGGCGGTCCCAGAATGTGGTGACCCCACCCCGGCGCAGGGACCGACCATCCGCGCCGGGGCAGGGAGAATGAGGCCCTATCAGGCCGGGATCAGCGACTTCGCGTTGCTGTAGATGGTGTAGTCGCCCAGCACCGAGAGCTTGTAACTCCAGGCGGTCAGTTCACCGACCTTGAAGGCCACCTCGCCGCGCTCACCGAGTTCGAGGCGGGGGAAGACGATCCGCATGCGGGTGCGACTGTCGCCGGTGGAGGCGGTGTCGAAGACGTCGAGGACGCCAGACAGGACGGTCACCGTGCGCTGGGCCTTCGCCGTCAGTTTCGCCACGTCCGTCTTCGCCGGGCCGGCACCGATCTGCTCCTGAATCTTCTCCGCCTTCGCGTTCAGGAAGCGGGTCACGATACTCAGCTTGCTCTCCAGGAGGGCAGCCTCAAGGCCGGTCTCTGAGGAATCCATGAAGGTGCGAACCACCCCATGGCCTTGGTGCCCTTTGATTTTGGTCACCGAGTCGTCCATGGTGAGCTTGATTCCGTCGTCGGACAGCCACCCGCAGTCCTCCAGGGCGGTGGGGACGGCCGTGGTGAGGCCCTGGATCTTGGTGGCGAGGGCGGCGTCATAGGGGCCGAGGTAGAGACTGTCGTCGTCCGACCCGAAGCCCAAGACATTGTCAGCATTGGTAGTCATTGGTTCTCCTTACGGTTGGTTCCGTGTGGTGATCTGGTAGGTGGCCGTCGCTCGGGCGGCCGTGATAGTCGGGTCGGGCGACTCAGATGGGGCGTTCCCCGTGACCTTCGTGACCGGCCAGTCGTGGCCGGCCACGAGCGCGTTGATCGCGGCGTCAACACGAAGGGCCAGGCGCATTGCCTGGCCCGTAGTGGGAGCGAAACTGTCTATGGTGACCTGACCGGTGGAGAGCACCCGCTGGTGCTGTCCCTGCCCGCCCGTAGCGAGCACCAGGACCAGAGGATCCGGCGGGTCCCCGTTCGCGTAGGGGACACTGGACACGACCTGCACGTCAGGCAGGGCCGCCTTCAACGCGGCCATCACCAGGGCCTTCGTGTCCCTCGAGGTGCCAGCCATCAGCCACTCCCCCCGCCGTAGACGCGCTCCAGGACGTGCTTGCGGGCCTGCCTCAGCCCTGCCTCGCGGGTGCCGGCACGGACGTAG